GAGAGTCGTAGCGAGGGTGGCATCAAGTCACCCTTAACGGGGGGAGATCAGGTTTGACCTGATGCTCTTCCCTAGCTACGTTTTGGCTCTCTTGAGCCACCCACACACTTAGTGTGTGGGCATCCACCTCCGCTTGATGCTGACGGCGGAGGGACGTCCAGATCGCTCAAGGTGATCATCACTCTTTCCAGGAGCGATGAGACACTTCAAGAGCTTACCGCGATCAGAGCACACATTCCGAGGAATTGTGTACTTAACCGTGTAAGCTTTTGTGAGTGACCTCTGGTAACGATCAGTGCCGAGCCCTTGGGGCTCGAAGCTGGCACTGACTCGTCCCAAAGCAGGGCTTGTGTCTTTCACAATGGGAAAAGTGCTTCTCAGCACTTTGTGAAGGACCTGGTCGACAAAACCAGTAGTTTTCCAGTACCCGGCCATGTAAAGCCGGTTCCGGAAACTAACAAGCGACTGCACCTCGGCGATCTGCCCGAGAGCGGTAGGGATCAGGCTGGTAAGCCTGACTGGAGTGACATCTTCGCCATTCCAGTAGTCCCCTCCACAACTTTCTCTAAAGTTTCCTCTAGAGAACGTCTTGGAGACATTTATCTTCCATCCAAGAAGGTGGAAGACCCGCTCGACTTCGGGAAGGTAGTCTACAGGGAAGATGCAATCATCCCCGTAGACCCTAACTCGTCCTTCAAGATTTCTCAAGAAGGATAGAGTCAGGTCGAATGCCGAGTCTGTTTTCCGATGGTGGGTTCTGATAGCCAGAAGTATGGCTGTCAGAAACACCACTGCTTCAACCGGAAAGCAGACGGCTGACCCCATGGAAGCAAACTTGTTGATGGAACGTCCTGTTCCATCCTTCAAGTTCACTTCCGAGCTTCGAGTGGCGTCTAGGGCCTCCCAGAGATTAGGGAGGACACCTAAAACAGATGCCGCTTGAAGGTATGTCACACGGTCGGAAGCCTCACTTAGATCTAGAGTAACCAGATCTCTATGAATGCTTCCATGTCGTGCCATCAACCGATTGCTCTCTTGATCGGTGAAACCGATCAGAGAGGTAGTCGATTCGATGGAATCCCTCATCGCTCGCCATATCCCCTGCTGCATGTACTGCAGACTTGTGGGTTCCATGACGATAACGCGGGGCTTTGACATCGTCTTCGGCACAAGCGTTAGCTTGGCCGGGACGACAGGGGTTGATGCATCGTCCTCTGGCTGGGAAATAGGGTTAACCCCCCATTCCTCATCTACCCAATCCTCCGCATGGCGGTGATTGGGGACGGCCCAGTCGATCCAGGGAAACCTGGATTCGAGATGGTCCGGCCAGTACTGAAGATCGTACTTCGAGTTTCCAAGAAGACGATCCGCAGTTTGTCCCGGCCCATGGGCCGGAACAATCTCGTTAAGGCTGACCTTATGGTCAGCTTGGGCGAGAAAGGGGACGATACCTCGAGAAGCCACTTCTTGGAGTTGATCCAAGAGATGGCCATGGGGTGATAAATCCCATTCGAGGCAAGCATCATCAGCCAAAACATACTCTGCAATTGCGTCGCGGTTGCGACGGGGAGAGCAATCTCCCTCAATCTTACCGAAGACAGTAACCAGCTGCCTAACGGCCCGGATTGACTCGGTGCAGGGTGTGTCTCTCAGCACGCCCTCAGGTGTGAAAATGAGATCTAGGAAACCCCGTAGAAATACGGGGAGCCCTGCTCTGTGTGCAAAAGCTGTACACAGGGATGGATCCCACCTTTCCACGTCAAGAGCCCTATCAAAGGCCTTGGCGTAGGAAGGTAGAGTGATGCGTAGAAACGCATCACCCTCTTTCTCACACCGACGTGACACAGTTAACTTGTCACGACAGGCGTCGATACCGCAAAGTGCTGCTAGCTCGTCGGCTAGTATGCACCACAAGGATACCAGGCTTTTCATGTCTCCCCTTCCAGGGGTAGCACATCCTAGCCGAGTGTCCTTTCAAACCCTGTCAGATCTCACCACCAACAAGCTTGGTTGAGTTGGCATTAGTACTGGCCTTCAGCCAGTCAGCCGTCGCAACAAGCAGGTTGATGAGCTCAGTGTTGGTATAACCAACACTGGGCGCGTCCAGCGTCAACAGGACGGAAGCTCCCACTGGGAGATTCCTGTCTGTGGCGAATGGATCGGTGATGACCTTGCTGGTGTCCAGACGGAGCTTATGAAGCGTCCGCTTGCCCACAGAGTGGGAGAGCGTAAGCACATAAGAACTGTCATCCTTCTGGTAGCGCCCCGCGTTAAGCGAGGAGCCAACCCGAGGGAGCGACTGTGCAACTGCGTTGACAGTCACGGACTGAGGATCTGAGAACACTCGGACTCCTTGTAAAGACAGACGGTTCGTTACCGTCGTGTGTGGAAAACCCATGCACTTACTCACCTTGAGGTGAGGGTAACATGAGCCGGATGTCTCGCTTAGTGTTTGACACCAAGCGCAGCAAGAATGGAGAGTTGTTTCGCTGAAAGCGTTCCAACTCCGCCGAAACCGATGTATGGTGCTGAAACGAAGCGAAGCTTCGTTTCGTAGGTGCGTTTTGTACCACCAGCCGTATACCGCGTAGTACTTCCCATCTGGAAAGAATGCGCGGTCTTCTGGTAGTGATGCATAACCCACCCTTCAACTGGCACCATACCATCTGACAGGGCCCCGGATATTGATCCCATGATGGTATCAGTATTCGAGATCCAGTCCGCAAACCAAGACCACGGGGCGAGGTTCCAAAGAACCTCTGG